ACGTGTATGTTGGTTGATGTAACTACTGATTACTCATTAATTAAACTTAATATATAAGTAGGGGTAATTTATGGCTAATACAGTCACAGGTCCAACTAATCAGTTTGACGGAGATAAAAAGTTAATTGTGTATTGCTCAGTGCTTTCAGACGGAAGTGCCAGCAGCACAACTTTAGCAGATGTTTCTGCTTTAGGGACTAATCCCGAAGGGGAGTCTTGTGCCCATGTAGCTTTAAATAAAATCTGGTATAGTGTAACTGGAGCACCTGATGCTCCAGCTTCACTTGATTGGGTTGCTACAACTGATGTTACATTTTTAACTTTAGGGTACGACAATACATTCGATTTTAGTTCTTTTGGTGGATTGAAAAACACAGAAGCAAGTGGATATACTGGAGATGTAAAGTTAGTAATCCCTTCAACTTCGGATGCAGGAAATGAATATACTGTTTGGGCAGAATTTTTAAAGTATTACGAAGCTCAAGGGTCTTAACAAATGGCTACATCAGGCACTAAAACATTTAGTCTTGATACTGCAGCTGTCATGGAAGAAGCGTATGAGTTGGCAGGGCTGGAGTTGCGTACAGGATATGACGCAGTAACAGCCCGTCGCTCACTAAATATCATGTTTAGTGATTGGGCTAACAGAGGTGTTAATGTTTGGACTATCGCTCAAGTCCCTTTGACAATGATAGAAGGACAAAATAACTACACATTAAACAGTTATGATATAGATATAATTGATGCGGTTATTAGAAGAACTGTTGGCACAACAGTTACAGACTTTCAATTAAGTAGTGTGGGAAGAGATGAGTATTTAAACATCCCTACTAAAGCAACTAAAGCTAGACCAACAGAATATTTTTTAGACAGACAGTCAACTCCTGTTTTATATGTTTGGCCAGCACCAGATAATTCAACAGATATTTTTCTTTCTAACAGAATACAAAGAATAGATGATATCAATGCATCTGTCAATGACCCCGATGTACCTAGTCGTTTTATTGCTTGTATGGTCTCAGGGCTGGCTTTCTATTTAGCTCTTAAAAAGAACCCTGAAAGAATTCAAATATTGAAACCACTATATGAGGAAGATTTCGCAAGGGCAGTAGCAGGAGACACAGGGAGAAACAGCCTACACTTAGTTCCTAGGAGAAGTTATTAATGGCGTATGTTAAAGGCACGTATGCTCAAGCAATATGTGATGTATGCGGGTGGGCTTATCCTTATTTAGATTTAAGAAAACAATGGAATGATTTAAAAGTCTGTCCAGAATGTTATGACCCTAAAGCTCCTCAATTAGACCCAGTACCGAGAGTTTTGGATGCGGAAGCACTTTGGAATCCCAGACCTAATGTCGATGAAGAAGTTGGGTTGGGTACAGTAATAACATACGGTCCATTAAACACTTACGATGCAGAAAACAATGCAACACAAGTTGGACCATACAACACAATACCAGAAGTTATTGGAACAATGTTTCCAAATGTAGTTGTTGGAGACCCTTTCAAAATGACAGGTGAAACAGGAACATTAACAGTGACAGCATCATGAAGTGGACATACACAACATTAAAAACTGCTATTCAAGAGTATGTTGAAAGTGCCGATTCAACTTTTGTGTCTAATCTTCCTATTTTTATACAAGAGGCAGAACAAAGAATTTTACAAAATGTACAAATACCTGTTTTCCGTAAAAATGTAACAGGAACAGCAACAGCCCCTACAAATGATGTTCCTGTTTCTTATCTAGAGATGCCTAGTGACTTTCTTACACCATTAAGTTTAGCTCTTATTGATGGCAGTGGGGATTACAGTTATCTACTTTTAAAAGATGTCTCTTACATAAGAGACTATACACCAAGTAAAACAACATCAGGTAATCCACTATATTATGCACTTTTTGATGACAACACTTTTATACTAGCACCAGCCCCCAGCACTAATTTTGAGTTTGAACTACATTACGTTTACAACCCTCAATCAATTACAGCAACCTCAAGTGGGGAAAGTTGGCTTGGGTCTAACGCTAGTGACACATTATTTTACGGGGCTTTGGCAGAAGCTGCAATATTTTTAAAACTAGACGCCAATGAAACTCAAATGTTTGAAGGTCGTTTTGCCAGTGGTTTATCTAGTTTAAAAAACAGAGTAGAAGTTCTAGGAAGCAAAGACGAATACAGGTATGGGGATATTTATTAAATGTTAAAAGAACCTATACCAGAATTAGAGGGGAAAAACATAGCTTTAGTAGCTATGGGTCAAAGTCAGATTGATTATCATTTAGCTAGAACACATAGTTTAACTTTTGATGAAGTTTGGGCGGTCAATGCTATGGTGGGTGTTTTACCCGACGTAGACCGAGCTTTTATCCTGGACCCTATGAGTCGGTTTTTAGACACAGAAGACGCAGGAACAATGACCCCAATGATGAGAAATCGTTTACCTCAAATACAATACCCTATTTATACTTGCGAAGTAGACGAAAGAGTTTCTGCTGCGGAAGAGTTTCCATTAAAAGCTTTAGTTGCCGATTTAGGGTGCGCGTATCTCAGCAACACCGTTGCCTACGCAATAGCGTTTGCGCTTTGGAATAAGGTAAGTCATTTAACTGTGTTCGGTGTAGACTTTACTTACAAAGGAAATATGCACTTTGCCGAAGCGGGAAGGGCTTGTTGTGAATTTTGGTTAGCTAAATGCATGGATCAAAAAATTGAAGTTTCTGTTGCCCCTAGATCTAATTTATTAGATACTGATGTAGATATAAAAAATAAATTATATGGTTATCACCGTTTAGATGATCCATTTATTACTTATGTAAAAGAAGATAAAATGCAAGTATGTAAATGGTCAGAAGTGCAGAAAGAAAAACAAGAGTTTATAGGAATGATAGGGAGAGACGATTTAGAGTTTAACGCACCCGAACCAAGTAAATACTAATGCAAACACAAGAATTTTTATCAGAATTAGGGGACTTAGGAGTCACCACAACGAACCACAGGGGTCATACAGTAGAAGAAGTAGCGGAAATGGCTACTAATAAATTAGTTTCTATTAGTGATGATGCTCCTGCACCCATTCGGGCGCAAGCACATGCCTTTAGACAAGCATGCAAACAAGTGATTAATTTTTATATACAGGAAGGAATTAAAAACCACATGTGTACAATATGCAATCAATTAGAAAAACAAGGTCATAAAGACCTAGCAAATATTATAAGGAGACTATAATGGCAATAACACAAGCGATGGCAACGAGTTTTAAAAAAGAACTTTTAGAAGCTAAACATAATTTTCTAGCATCTGGAGGGAATAGTTTTAAACTAGCTCTTTACACGAGTTCAGCCACAATGAGTGCAGCAACTACTGCGTATGTAACGACTAACCAAGCTACGGGTACAAACTACACAGCAGGCGGATCAGCATTAACTAACATAAACCCAACAAGTTCTGGAACTACGGGTTTTACTGATTTTGCTGATTTAACTTTTGGTACAGCAACTATAACCGCAAGAGGGTGTATGATTTATAATGACACCGCAACAGGCGACCCAACAGTAGCAGTATTTGATTTTGGCGGAGATAAGACTTCTACAGCAGGTAGTTTTACTATATCTTTCCCAACTGCGAATGCGAGTGCTGCTGTAATAAGAATAGCTTAAACATTCATGGCTGGTTGGGGGCGTGCTACGTGGGGTGATGGTCCTTGGGGACAACCCTATGTTGTTAATGTATCTGTAGATCTTACCACAGTTGTAGGAACTACTGCATTAGGTTCAGAAACTGTAACAGGTGTTGCTAATGTTTATTCTACTACAGTAGTAGGAACTACTGCATTAGGTTCAGAAACTGTAACAGGTGTTGCTAATGTTTACCCGACTACAGTTGTAGGAACTACTGCATTAGGGTCAGAAACTGTAACAGGTGTTGCTATTGTATACCCTACTACAGTCGCAGGAACAGGAGCCGTAAGTAGTGTAACTGTTTACCACAATGCATTAATCTCAGTTACAGGTGAGACAGCAACAGGAGCAGTAAATAGTCTTACTATTGACACTGAAACAAACGTCCACATTACAGGGGTAGAAGGCACAGGAAACGTAACCAGTTTAATGATTTGGGGAGAAGTAACTCCTGGAGTAACTACAACATGGAACTCAGTAGATACAGATCAAAGTCCAAACTGGGAAGAAGTTGCTTAACTAATATGAAAAAAGATACTATAATCAAACAGCACGGAGAATAAAAATGGCTAGTACATATGTAAATAACCTAAGACTTAACGAAATGGCTACTGGTGACGGTAGTGGAACTTGGGGAACAACAACAAATACAAATTTAGAATTAATCGGACAAGCTTTAGGCTACGGCACTAGAGCCCTAGCTAACGCTTCAACCGATAACATTACCATAGCAGACGGAGCTTCCGATTCCGACAGAGCTCTGTACCTTAAACTGACTGGCGGTGGTCAGGCTTGTACTGTAACGCTATTACCTAATACAGCCTCTAAAGTATGGATGATGGAAAACGCCACTTCATACACACTCACATTCACTTGCGGTAGTGGAGCTAACGTAGCAATCCTAGCAGGTGAAACAAAGATTATAGCCACCGATGGTGGTGCAGGATC